TGCAAATGCTACATAGATAGTGCGGTTAGACATTATTTAAAATGGGTATTGGGAGAGATAGACGAGGACCACGAGTCAGCATTTTATTGGAATATTATGTGTTGCATATGGACACATGAAAATATTCCTGAGATGCAATCTTATAAAAGAGAGGTGGATTAAATGAGGTTTGACTACATAATTCCTTTTATACCGCCGAGCAACAATCAATTCATTGGCAAAGACCAAAAGTTTAGATATCAAAAAATCAAAAAAGAGTGGGAACAAATTATAAAATTATACACTCTTAAAAACAAGCCTTTTAAGCCAATTAAACAATGTAAACTTACTTTATTTTATTACTTCAAAGATAAAATAAGGCGAGACCCAGATAATTACAGTGGCAAATTTATTTTAGATGGTTTGGTAAAAGCAGGGATTATATTTGATGATAGTTTTTTTAATATTAATTTAATATTAAAAGCTAGCGTGGACAAAACTGATCCGAGGTTGCATATAACAATTGACAGTGAGGGGTATATTAATGATTAAAACTATAAAGAGACTTGCAAAGCATCATGATATTAAAATCAAAGATGCTGCATTGATTTTGATAAAAGTTAGATTTGATTATAATTTAGCTAAGCAGATAGTAAAAGATATAAAATACAAAATTGTTGTATAAAAAAAATATGGAGGTATAAAATGAAAAGTAATGTAAAAACAAGCTGTGCAAATTGTCAATATGATATGTTTAACAGCATATCAAATGATGTAGCAAAAGCAGTTATAGCAGTATATCTATATGATTTATCGCTAAAAGGGTATGGTAAAAAGCGTATACAAAAAACCTTTGACATATTTAAAAGTTATATGAGTGGCGAAACGCTAAACTTTTTAGGGAAAACATTAAGGTCAGACGAGATGATTAATCTAATCTCAAATAAGTTTGATATAGATTTTAATCAAATCCAAACGGTAAATGAGACTCGGCAGGATTTTAAAAGGAGATAATTTATGTGGATTGAGGTGTTGACAGATATACAAGATATCAAGGTAGGAGACACGATTATTGACAACGATGGCAAAATAAAATTAGTAAGCAAGGGCAATATTAAATATAACGAGTTTATGGGGTTAACTCTTTTTGGTGATTGCTATAAACTTGGCACACAAAAGGTACGTAAATTAATATATAAAGGAGTGGTTTAATATGATTAAAGACAAAGATAATTTTACGTGTAATAAGATGTACTCAAATATATGCAGCACAAATTTAGCAGGTCAAAAAAACTGTGATTGTTGTGATTGCTTTTATAATAAATGTGACAATTGCAGTTATCAAAATACTGGAATGTGCATAAAATGCAAGTTCCAAAAAGAGGGTAATAAAAAAAATTGATGCAGTAAAAAATTTTTTGAAAGTATACTAAAAAGCATGTATAAACCTTGATATTTTATCAAAAGCATGCTATAATATAATCAGATAATAAATTATATATTCCGATTTTAGGGGTGTAGCACAAAGTTACACAATGTCATCAAATATCATACAAATATTAATGACATAGCACTATAATTTTAAAGGAGATGAAAGTTTGGAAAGATTAGAAATAGCATTTAAAAACGGTAAAAAGTGCGTTTGGGATAAAGAAGAATTTAACGATTTTAATTATGATGGTAAGTGTGTTATAATTAAAAAAGATGATGGGTTAGTCGGCATTTATCCCGTAGATGCTTTGTTGAGCTTTGTTTATTTTGATAAATAAATAGCACTATAATTTTTAACTCTAGCAATTTAATACAAAACAATCTGTACTTAACAACAGTAAAATGTTAAGAGTGATAACTACTAAGTGTTGTGTAAATTTAACGTTGTATGCACAGTACAGCGTTATTTTTATATGTTGACATAAAAGATAAAAGTGGTATAATTAAGATAAAAAGAGTACCTTAAAAAAAGAGGTGATAAAATTGGCAAATAAAAGGGTTGTTGACTATTGGCTAACAAAGGATGGCTTATTATTAATCGAGGGGTGGGCTCGTGACGGCTTAACTTATGAGCAAATAGCAAAAGATAAGTTGAAAATATCAACGTCGACTTTGTGTGTATGGCAGCATAAATATCCTGAGTTTAACGAGGCATTAAGACGATGTGGGGAAATAGTAGACAGAGAAGTCGAAAACTCATTAATCAAACGTGCGTTAGGTTATAATTACAAAGAGACAAAAACAATAACTGAAAACGTTGGGGGCATTGACATTGTGAAAACAGAAGTTTTTGAGAAACATATGCCAGGTGATGTTACGGCGTGTGCAATATGGTTAAACAACAGAAAGCCTCAGCAGTTCCGCCGAAATCACAACATCGAAAAGCTCAAAGAAAAAGAACTTGAAGTAAAAGAAAAAGCATTGAAAAAAGCTCAAGAAGAAAACGGGATTCTTGAAAAATTAATTGAGGGGTTGAAAAGTGATGACTCAGACTTACAATCCTAAACAAAAAGATTTTTTGAAAAGAATACAAAGCAATACATTATCACGTATAAATATACTTGAGGGCTCTGTGTCAAGCGGTAAAACGTGGATAAGCTTAGTTGCGTGGGCTTTTTGGGTTGCTACTATGCCAAAGCAAGGTTTGTATATGATGTGTGCAAAAACGTTGACAACATTAAAAAACAACTGTTTGTTACCGCTGCAAGACTTGATAGGAGAGTCTAATTTTAGTTTTAGCGTATCAACAAAAGAAGGATTATTGTTTGGACGTACAATATTATTAGAGGGTGCAGCAGATGCAAAGAGCGAGGGCAAAATACGTGGATTAACTTTACAAGGGGCATATTGTGATGAGTTAACATTATTCCCAAAAGATTTTTTTACGATGCTTTTAAGCAGATTAAGAGCACCAAAAGCTAAATTAATAGCAACTACAAATCCCGATAATCCGATGCACTGGTTGATGACTGATTACATCAAAAAACAAAACGATTTAGATATGTTAGTTATAAAATTTTTGATTGATGATAATTTGATATTGCCAAGTGATTACGTTACAAATATCAAAAAAGAGTATTGTGGCGTTTATTATGATAGGTTTATTTTAGGTAACTGGGTAGCAGCCGAGGGGTGTATTTATAATAAATTTACTGCAAATCCTCAAAATTATGTTTTGCATAAAGTTCCAAATATTATATTTGCAACAATTGGTATTGACTTTGGCGGTAATGGATCAGCTAATACATTCCAATTAACTGGATATACGCAAGGGCTTAAACAGGTGATAACACTTGATGAGTACTATAGCAAAGATGAGTTAGATGCAACACAACTAGCTAATGAGTTTTGTAAGTTTGTCAAAAAAAATCAGTTACAATATAAAATACTCGAGGCTTATGCAGATAGTGCGGAGCAAACAATAATTAGGAGTTTTAAAAACGAGTTAGCAAAACAAGGCATAGCTTTAGTTGTAAAAAACGCTCGCAAAGGTGAGATTACAGAGCGTATAAGATTTTACAATATGATGTTTGGTTGTGATGCGTACAAAATAATGTCACATTGTAAAAAAACAATTGAAGCTTTCCAAAACGCAGTTTGGCAACAAGGCACAACAAAAGATATAAGGCTTGATGACGGCAAAATGAACATCGACACGCTCGATGCTCAAGAGTACAGCACGGAGAGTTTAATGCAACAAATAACACAAGCAATACAAGTGAGGAGTGAGTAGATGCAAAATAAGACACAAACAATTGAGGATATATTAACAAATCTAGGGCATAATGTTTTGGTTACAAAGTGCCATAGACAAAAAGAAAAATTATGGAAAGATTGGTATCAAGGTTGTAACAGCTGGCATGCAGTTAATATTTATAACGGTAAACAAAATATAACGAGAACACGCAAAACATTAAACATAGTTAAGAAAATGTGCGAGGATAAAGCAGATTTATTACTTAACGAAAAAGTTAATATTACAGTATCTGAAAGCAACCAAGCTTTATTAGATAACATACTTGATACAAACAATTTTTGGGTGCAAGGAAATGAATTGATAGAATATGTAAATGCATTTGGAACTGGTGCTTTTGTGGAATATCTCGACAATAATGAGATATCAATTGACTTTGTAACAGCATCCAATATTTATCCGCTGAGGACAAAAAATAAACAAATTATTGACTGTGCTTTTTGCACAGAACAACAAGGCAAAAACAAAATCTATTTTATACAAAGACATCTTAAACAAAATGGCGTTTACGTGATATACAATGATTTTTTTGACGATAAAGGAAATAAATTATCAAACGATACAATCAAGGATGTTTATTATACAAAATCACCATATCCATTTTTCCAGATTATTAGACCAAACATTGCAAACAATTTTGATATTACAAGCTGCATGGGTATATCTTGTTTTGCTAATGCTATTGATGATGTAAAAGTAGCTGACAACATATATGATAGTTTTGACGCAGAGTACAACTTATCTCGCAAAAGGGTATTTG